TCAAACTGCATATAACGCCATGCAGACTTCTCAACAAAAGGGATTAGGAAGTCATCTTGGAAGTTTGTTAGTGCTCTCTTGTTCTTTTTGATTAGACCAGCTACTGCCATTGCTAAACCAGCAGAAGCAGCGTCACCACCAGCTACTTGTCCAGGTAAAGAGGCTGAATCAAGTGTTCCTGTAGCCTGTAATAGCATCTTTTCGAACAACTGTGCTGTCTGTATGTTACCTGGATCAGTATTACCAAACTTTAAAGGCTGTAGAATCTCGTTAGGAGCACCATTGGTAAGAATTGTCTTACCAGGACGTACTTCAAACTTAGCTCCACGAGGTAATCTGGTGGCATCTATAGCCATCATAGGAGCCGTTGTAAGCCCTAAAGAGTCCACGTGACTACGAATCTGTGCATCCGTAGCTTTTTGCATGTTGTAGCCCTTCTCAGCCGTTCCTCGACCCCAGAAACGACCAGGAACAATGTCAGCTTGGTAAGCCACTACAGGCCTATCTTGCATCATGAAGGGACTTTCTTCAGCTTTTAATAGTGATTCACCGTTAGCAACCACCACTAAAGCTTCAACCATCTCTGAATATAACTCTTCATCAGGACCAATTGTCTGATCAGGGTTATCTAACAATGCTTTTGGTACTAATCCATAGTAACGAAGCATCAAAACCTTGTCATCTTGGTAGTAAGTTACATCCTGTGAAGGCTCTAGATCTGTATTCTCAGAAGCAACACCAACATAAACCCTACGATAGACACCATCTTCCATCGCTTTAATCACGCTGTGACGGCCTACATACTCTTCTACTGCACATCCTAGTGCTTCATCAACACTGGTAGCATTAGGATCGATTAGGAAGTTCCTAGGGTTAATAGGCTTTAGCTGTACAGAGATTCTGTTCGTAGTGTTTACACCTACCATATTCATTCCAGGCACTGCTGTAGGTCTGGTAGCTGGTGCAGAGTCTTTGACTTCTCGGACAATCAACTCACCGATACCAGTGCCGTATACCTCTGCAAGGGTAACGATGTGAGTTATTGCTTTACGAATACGATCTTTGTCAAAGTCTTGTTGTAGCTGTTTTCTCATCAGTTCAATGTCTGTCTTGTCCTGATCCTGTAGATCATCAACAATGTCAAAGAACTGACCTTTACCAAATACAGCTTCGATAATCTCTGATGTCTTGTTATCGATTGCTTGTTGTAGGGCAGGGGATATCAGCTTAGACCGTTCAGAAGAGCGTGTTCGATCACCTTCTTCATAGATTCCACGCCATAGACGCTCATACTCATCCCAGCGATCTAAGTAGTTTTCATCTCTATGATCTCTCCACTGGTCACACCGTTCCATCACAAACGCTACAAGAGCATTCTGAGGTGTGGTATCTGAGTCAAATTTCATCTTCAAGTATCCTATTAGTAGCCTGCTACGTCATCCATAACTTCATACTCTTCTTCATCGATTGATTGTGACCAACTAGCAGTCTGTATCTGGTCAATATAGCTAAGTGCATCAATCAAATCATCATGAGTCTTTGAGTCAGGAAACTGCATTAGCTGGTCAATAAAGACGTTGTTCCATGAGCCTTCATTAAGAACAATCCTTCCATGCTCAAATCTACCCTGTAGTGACCAAACAATCCTATCTACTTTCTTCTTATTACCGTGTGTTAGTTCATCAATCCTGGGAAAGAACCCAGTTCTACGCATGATGTCGTGCATGTAAGGCATCACTGCATTCTTCAGTGCACCTTTCTCTATTCCTAAACAAGTGACGTTGTAGTCCTTTGCAGTCTTAAGAATACGTACTGCTGTCTCTCGGACATCCCATCTACCATGTAGTATGTCAGCAACCCACCAGCCTCTGGTATTGACTTTAACAACCGCTATCGCTGTTTCATCAAGTCTTGAGTTCTTTGACTTGGTTGTCTGAGATATGTCAGTAAAACCACATAGATCAACAGTCATGAAGTAACTACCTTCATCAGGTTCTTCATCACTGATTTTGATCCAGTCATGTTTAAACACATCACTCTGTGCTGCTTCAAACGAAGCCATAAACTCTTGTCTGAAAGCAAAGCTAGACATTGAACCTTTAGCAGCTTCAATCTCTGCTGGATCTAACAATGGATTATCAAAGCTAGTGAAGTGCCATGCCTTGTAATCTTTATCCTTACCGCTATCACCCAGCCTATATAGCTCATAGAAGTGGTTTCTACCCATTGGCGTACCAATGAACATTGCTCTACCCTTCTGATCCGCTAAAGCAGGTCTTAAGATTTGTTCGAACACTTGTGGCTTCATATCAGCGTATTCATCCATCACTAAATACTTTAAGCTGACACCACGCATTGTCTCTGGTCTATCTGCACCCTTTAGTGAGATCATTGCACCATTGACTAAGGTAATCTGCATATTGTTAACATGACTACCTTTAATGACTGTATGGCCTAGCTCTAACAACGTAGACCACATAATATCTCTAGCTTGACCCTGTGTAGGTGCTACATACCAAACATGACCCTTCTCAGTCTGTAGTGCCTCTATGATCAGTGTCCAAGCTGCTAACCTAGATTTACCTGTACGTCTACCAGCAGCGATGATCTTAAACCTTGCTGGATCTTTAAAGACATCTTGTTGCCAAGGAAGTAGAGCCACATTCAAATTACTCATCGTCTTCTTCTTCGTAATCAATCAACGTGGTTTCTACCTCAACAGGTTCATGTTCAATCATTTCTACTGGATTATCATTCACTCCAGTGATGTTGATGGTAATGGCTCTAGAGCCTCCTCCAACACCTTTATCTTCAAAATAAGATACTGGCAACATCCTATCAACACACAACTTCAGTGCTGCCATCTGATCCTTATCCTCATCATTCAATGCTTTGTGAACAATCTTACGGATAATGGCCTGTGAGTGTGTCAGCAACAGCGAAGCTGTTAGTTCTTTAATCCTTGCTGCTTCACCAGGAGGTCTACCTCTTTTAGCTCTTTTGATGTACTTCTGTACCTCTTCCTTCTTTGGTCTTCCTCTTTTCCTTTTTTTCGCAGGCACTTTCTTTACTTCATTGACTGCCACGACATCCTGGCTGACCGATGAAGGTAGCGAACAAAGATCAGATACTACGTCTTCAGTTTTAATTTCAGACATCACTACCTCTATATAGTTTCTCTGCCGGAAGGCAGGACTGTAGGGTGTATATAATTTTATGTATCTACAATGTAGTGTATGACGATTAGTTATATGTCTATTACTGAATTGTTTTTATACGATGTTTTGTTCATAGCCTACATAGAAGGACTTATTGTAGCATATTTTTCAGAGTTTGTCAAGTTATTTCTTCATATTCAGTGCAGATTCTACCAACTTTCTAGGCTTCAGCGGGACTCCATTAACATGGTGTCAGAGGCTCCGCAGAGGCAATATAGATAACCTATTGATTCTAAAGAGATTTCTTATTAGTAATGGATTATCATTAGCATTGTCTATTTTGCTCTTTTTTGAGGCTGTTGTGGTGCTACTACGCTAGAACAACATTGTTACCCCCTCCCCCTATGCCGTTTGTCAGCGTAAAACTACCGCTTATCAGCTCAGTATCTATAGCGATGTCACTGATGAATGGCATAGTCTAGCTGACGAACGGTAGCGATTACCTGATGAGTGGTACTTGACAGACGAGGAAGACTATGTTGGACCCTCTAGAGGGTACTACTGAGCTTGCAATACTCCACGATTCAGGCATAATGGATACATGGACGAAGCAACAACGCCGAGTCAAACAACAAAGGGGATTCAAATGCTAGACTTCATCAAATCAGTACTGCTAGTAAACAAAGTCAAGAAAGCAACATCTACCCGATTCGTTACAGCGTACAGTAAGCATGGTAGGATCAACGGCATCATCATCAAACGAGGCATCATCAAAAGCACAATCAGGGTTCCATACCGTGGCGATGTCACAGTCTATAATACTAACATCGGTTTTATCAGGCATGACAAAGTCACTAGCTTCAAGTAGAGTATGCAGGGTATAGTGCCTTCTACGAGGGTACTATGCCAAGTAAACTTTATAACGGAGGTTATGATGCGACTACGTGCAGAACATGCTGCATTGTCTCAGGCCATTACGATACACAAGAAAACTGTACGTATGGTGTCCGACTATGAGCATAGACTACTGAAGCCAGTATCCTACAATGACAAGCTTGGCAATGGCAGCAAAACCATTACCAAAGGCGCATGGAAGGGTTTTCCAGTGTATTCTCTTACACTAGAGGAAAGGTCCACATGCTCACGCACTTGCCAGCAATGGGCGAATTGCTTCGGGAACAACATGGCCTTTGCTCACCGCATTAAACCAGATGACCCAGAATTGCTTATGCTTAGATTGTCCGACGAGCTAGCGCATTTGTCTAATGTGCATCCAGAGGGCTTTGTTGTACGTTTGCATATACTGGGAGACTTCTTCAGTGCATCGTATGCACAGTACTGGGTTGACGCATTGCTAGAGTATCCCGCACTTAGAGTATTCGGTTACACTCATAGGTCAGAGCAAGACATTATGGACGTTATCCGCTCAGGCTTGCAGAATAGCCGAGCATGGATTAGATTCAGCGATAAAGGCGGTATCATGTCTGCTAATGTTAACGGCGAAGGTATTCAATGCCCTGAGCAGACTGGCAAAACTCAATCCTGCATGACATGTGCACTTTGCTGGTCCACTACCAAACCAATTGCATTCAAGGAGCATTGATGGAAAACTTTAAGATTGTAGGCTATCTAGTCACATACTATCTAAGCTTAGAGGGTGGTTTAGAGCACTTGGACAGGTTCGATACGTTGGACGATGCGGAAGACTTCGTTGATCGCTTAGAGCCTGAAGAATTTTGGATTAACCCCATTGTTGACCTATCAGGGGATTAAATGAAAGATGCCTTGATAGCCATATCAATCATTGCTGTAAACGTTTTTGTCCTTTGTCTACTTGTAAAGCTTTCATCATGAACAAATCTAGTGACCTTGTATTGATCCTTGGTGGTAGTGTTTTTGGTGTATTGTTTGCCTTCATGACCTTTATAGGACTATGTATATGATTCAGTTATACTTTAACGGCAAGCCCTGCGAGATAGTCAGTAGGGACTCTACAGACGGTACTGTCTGTATTCGATACGCTGCTGATCATCCTAGTTGGCCATTCCCTAATTATACTTGGGTTAATCCTAGCGTATTGTCTAAGCTTAGGCAGTCTAAACACACTAAGCGATTAGAGGCTCTACAAGGCGTTGAAGATGCACTCATGTAGGTAGGTGTCACCTTAGCCTAGATCGTCGCTTCTAGGCCTGTTTTAATCGATTTTAGAGGGTATTCTATGACTAAAGAGATGTTAGATGAATTGCTGTATCTAATTGAGCTTCAAATCAAGGCTAATCTTGCCTTAGCATTAGGTCATGCTGATGCTGCGGACAAAGAGGCAGAGAGAGAACATGTTCAGTACTATCGACTTGTTTCGTTGATTGAATCAATGAAGGATGATCTTAAATAGAAAGGTAGGGACGGAAGATTAGATGTTTATCATGCAATGAAGCCTTAAGCGACTATGAAGCCTCACGGCGTAGTGTTCGAACACACCAGTACATTGACTTATGCAATGATTGTTTTCGGTATGTACGTGATGAGATCGCTGCTGTTGGTAATGTACGATTGATCAATGAAGGAGATGATGACATTGTAAGTAAACGTAACACTGATGAAGATTGACTTGACAACTTTAGTTTTTTCTGATACCCTAAATCTACATAGGCTATGTAGGCTACTTAGGCTATGTACTAAGTATATACTATGTATAATATTTAATATATACTTAGTACTTAGACTATTTAGCCTATGTACAGTAGGGCTTAACATAAGGATTGTTCGAAATGTACCCTGATGATGAGTTTTTACCTGAAGAAGCCTTTGATTACACTAAAGGTGAGTATGAAGATATGCACGAAGACCACAACATCAATGATGTACTGAATCGTTTTGTTCGCTTATGCCAGGAATATGGTTTTTACTTTATGATGCGTCAGTTAACTA